AACCCAGTACCAGCCATTCGCCAGCAACGTAGGCGACTTAGCTACACTTAGCGTTACCTGGCCAACCAGCGGATCGGTAACTCGCGCAACAGCATAAGGAAACTAAATGCAAACCAACCTACAAATAACTTACGCTGATGGAACTGAAAAGGTAGTTGCTACCGGCCCAGCCGACATCGTGGCATTCGAAGCTGAGTTCGACATAAGCATTGCTCGACTGAACGACGGATTCAAGATGACGCATCTTTACTTCCTAGCATGGAGTGTAGAGAAAAGGGTCGGAGCAACGAACCTAGAGTTCAATGCATGGGTCGAGACGATTCAAGGAGTCGAAGCAGACCCAAAAGCTTCCAGCCGCTAGGGGAAGATTCCTACCACTGGCGCATCGCATGGATGGCGGTGGAAACTGGAATTAGCCCTAACGAGCTAGCAAAGCTAGAACCTAGAATGTTTTGGACATTAGGTAAGTACCTAGAGTTCAAAGCTCAGCGTCTACAGCGTAAGCGGTAAACTTATAGGCGAGGAGCGTGCGGATGATTACACCGAAAATAGAAGCGGAAAACATCCGTTCTGCTATCAAAGAGCTGCGAGCCTTAGACAGCACATTAGTCAAGAATTTACGTAAAGACTTGCGTTCAAAAATCTCACCTATAACAAAGCAGGTCGCAGAAGCGCCACCAACTGATCCACCATTGTCGGGATTCGGTAATACTAGCCGAACAGGTTGGAGTGACTTTGTTGGCAAACTTAGCTTTACACCTGGACGGTCAAGAAAAACCGGTAATCACCTAGTCTCTATTCGTGTTCAGCCAAGAGATACGCGTCGAGGACTTTATCTTGCTGAGCTAGGTGGCTCGCGCAGTAGGGGACAAACAAATAGAGGTCGCGCAATGATTCGCAACCTAAACCAACGTTTCCCAATGAAAGGCAAAGGCGGTCGTTTCGCCTATGCAAAGTTTCGGTTACTACGACCCGATGCGATACGCATTGCCGTAGAGATTGTCAATAACACAATCATCAAGGTAAACAGGAAGATTAACTTCTAATGGCAATCAATCTCCCCATAGTATCCAAGTTCAATGACGCTGGCGTAAAGGCCGCAGAGCGATCGCTTGGTAACTTTGGTCGGTTCGCAGCTAACACAGCAGCCGCAGCTACTACGGCCATTGCCGGTATCGCAGCCTTTTCAATTCGTGAGTTTGGAAACTTTGGCTCTGCTCTACAGCAATCAGTTTCGATTATGGGCGACGTATCAGATGCCCTTAGAAACGACATGGCGGACGCAGCTAGGGAAGTTGCCAAGACAACTACGTTCTCCGCTGAGCAAGCCGCTGAGAGCTTCTACTTTCTAGCAAGTGCAGGTTTAGACGCTGAGGCTTCTATTACAGCAATGCCTCGAGTGGCTCAGTTTGCTCAAGCGGGTATGTTTGACATGGCCCGCGCTACAGACTTGCTCACCGATGCGCAGTCTGCCCTCGGCCTAACAATCCGCGACGATGCGATTGCGAACATGGAGGAAATGACTCGCGTCTCTGACGTGCTAGTTCGCGCTAACACTTTGGCCAACGCTTCGGTCGAGCAGTTCTCAACCGCGCTCACAACTAAAGCCGGTGCTGCACTTCGTGGATTCGGTATAGACATGGAAGAAGGTGTTGCGGTACTTGCTGCCTTTGCCGATCAGGGTATCAAGGGTGAGATAGCTGGTACTCAGTTGTCTATCGTGCTCCGCGATCTATCGACAAAGGCAATAAAGAACAAAGAGGAGTTCGAGAAGCTCGGAGTAGCAGTCTTTGATTCTGAAGGCGAGTTCCGCAATCTAGGCGACATCATTGGAGACCTAGAAACAGCGTTGTTTGGAATGAGCGATGAAACTCAAAAGGCAACACTGCTACAAATGGGATTCTCTGACAAGTCCCTACAGTCTTTGCAGGCCCTTATGGGAACATCAGAGCAGATAAAGATTTACGAGGATGCGCTACGCGATGCAAACGGCATCACCGACGAGGTAGCAAATAAGCAACTTGAGTCGTTCAACTCGCAGATGGAACTACTAAAGTCCAAGCTTGCAGACGTAGCGATTGAGATAGGTTCGCAGCTAGCTCCGAAGCTACAAGACTTGCTAACACGCTTAGAGCCGCTAATTGATGAAGCAGCTCCGGTTCTAATTGATTTATTCGACAAAATTTGGATGGCTGCCGAGGACATTGGCGAGTTTCTAAAGCCTCTAATTGACGATGCGTTACCTGGCTTGAAAAGCATTTTTGAATCTCTAGAGGAACCGCTAGGAAACGTCGTAGATTTCTTTACAACTCTGGCTGAAACAATACTGAAAAAGGTTACAGACCTCATCGCTGATGAGAGGTTTCAAGATGCGGTAAAGACTATTGCAGAATCTTTTGGCGAGTTTGCGGAAGAAGCTAAGCGCTTAGTTGAATCTGGATTAGTGAACTATCTACTCGATCTCACAGGTGCGTCAATCATTGGTGGCTTGCGCGTACTTGAAGAAGCACTTACTCCCGTCGTTGGGGCACTAACTTCGCTGAATAACATTCTCGACCTGCTTAGTGGAAAGACACCAACTCTAGACAAAATCTTTGGTGGACTGAAAATTACGGGTTTGGATTTTGAGAAAATCGTAGGTGGGTTTGTTGAGGAACAACAGCGTAGATTCTTGCCTCCACGTTTTGCTGATGGCGGCATAGTTCCTGCGCGTTCTGGCGGGACTCTTGGCATCATCGGTGAAGCAGGACAAAGCGAAGCGGTGATTCCACTTGATCGACTAGAGCGATTTATGGGAGACGGAGGAAGCAAAATTGCTATTACCGTAAACGCTGGCATGGGAGCAGACGGGCAAGACATCGGGCGAAAGATTGTAGACGAAATCATTAGATACGAGCGTGCTAGCGGCCGAGTCTTTGCGAGGGCGTAATGGCAACCAATAAAGTTGAGATTGGTTTTGACCTGTCGGGATTGCCGGACGCTGAGTTTGCAAAGCTAGACGACGCGTTCTATGGAATCCTTGATGCACCGCAGACAATCCTCGGCGGCGCAATCTACCAAGACGTAACGCCTTACGTTGTTCAATACTCAATTGGTCGCGGTAAGTCTCGACAGCTTGACCGCTATCAAGCCGGAAAGCTAGACGTAACGCTAGACAACAACTCACGCATCTTCGATCCGCTATTTGGCTCAAGTCCTTATCGCGGTCAAATCATCCCTAAGCGCAGCGTGCGAGTAACATCAAATGATGCTATACAGGTCGAAGCAGTCATTGACGACTGGGACTTGAGCTACGAGCCATCGGGTAACAGCTACGCCATAATCAAGTCCTCAGATGCTTTCGCGCAGTTCGCCAACCAATCACTCTCAGGCGGAACCGCAACTGCTCAATACACCGGTGAGCGCGTGGCAGCCATCCTTACAAACGCTGGCGTGCAGTGGCCTAATACTCGCGTGGACGTAGAAACAGGAAAGCAATACCTACAGGCAGATGTAATCGACGAGGGCACTAACGCACTTGGGTATCTAAATAAGATTGCTGAGTCTGAACCTGGTGAGTTATTTATCTCTAAGACCGGTGACGTAAAGTTCCTTGATCGTCATGCTGAGTCCGCAGGCACGCCCATAGTCTTTGCCGATGATGGCAGCGGTATCCCTTATCAGAATCTTGCTGTCGTCTACGGTGCAGAGCTTCTCTACAACCAAGTCGTAATCTCAGTCGAGGGCGGAGGAACCGCTACAGCTAATGACGAAGCTTCACAAGATACTTATGGCATACAGAGCCTCACGCGTTCTAATCTGCCATTAGACAACGACACGAGTGCGGACAACCTAGCGAACTACCTAGTTTCTCAATACGCCGAACCTGAGTATCGCTTCGAGGCGCTAGAAGTTGAGATTATCGACCTAGCCGACGCAACGCAGACAAACATTCTCAATCTTGAGCTAGGCGATTTCGTGCAGGTAAAGTTCACACCTAACAACGTTCCTCCGCAGATAGATAGATACGCGGAGATTATTAGAATGTCACAGAGAGTAACCGAGACATCGCACAAGGTAACGCTCGGCCTCGGTTCTATCGACGGAGAGTTCTGGAGGCTCTCAGACTTGTTATTCGGTAGACTAGGAAACGCACTAGGTTATTAGGGAGAATTGTGAGCTGGAAAGAATGGGCAATCGCTGAGGTCGTAGAGGCCGCAGACTTTCAATCCTATGTTCAAGACCAAGTAGTGCAGGTTTACGCTGACTCCGGCGCTCGCGGATCAGCACTTGGGACCGCAGTCGCAGAAGGCATGATTGCCTATCTATCGGACACCGACGCACTTGAATACTACGACGGCTCAGCATGGCAGTCTGTGTCAAACCCTGGCGACATCACAGCAGTCACCGCAGGAACAGGATTGACTGGGGGAGGCACAACAGGAGATGTCACTCTGAACGCAGATTACACTGCGATTGGTTCGGCAATCTCAATCACCGCATCACAAATTAGCGACGTTACCGCAACAGCCGCAGAGCTAAACATTCTTGACGGTGCGACTCTGGATGTTACGGAATTGAACTATGTCGATGGAGTTACCTCGGCAATCCAGACTCAGCTCGATGGCAAGGTTTCAGAAACAAACGGACAAGTCACTACCGCAGCAGCAGGTTCGGGTGTAGTGCGTAACATTTATCTCTCAACCTCAGCACCTAGCGGTGGATCAGACGGAGACGTTTGGTTGGTTTACACACCATAAGGGGATAGCGTGACAGGGCATACAAAAATAAGCGGTAGCTGGAAAGACGTAGATTCCTTACACGTCAAAATCTCTGGAGCTTGGAAAGACGTGGATGAAGGACACGTCAAAATCAGCGGAGCTTGGAAACAATTTTATTCTGGGGCAGTTCCCCTAACCGTTGAATACCTGGTGATTGCCGGCGGAGGTGGCTCTACCTTTCAGCTAGGAGGTGGAGCAGGTGCGGGTGGCTACAGGTGCTCAGTCTCGGGTGAGTCATCAGGAGGTGGCGCTAGCGCAGAAACTCCATTGACTTTAGTGGTTTCAACTAATTACACCGTCACAGTCGGGGCGGGTGGAGCAGGCTCAACTTCTAATACTTCCTTCGGAGGTCAAGGTAGCAATTCTGTATTCTCAACTGTTACTTCATCCGGCGGAGGTAAGGGCACAGCTCAATCACTATTTCAACCAGGTCAATCAGGAGGCTCTGGATCAGGTGGCGCTCGAAATGGGACTTCTGGCGGTGCTGGAACTGCAAATCAAGGTTATTCTGGTGGTAACGGTAGCAACAGCACACCGTCTCTGGGAGGAGGAGGAGGAGGAGGTGCATCAGCTAGCGGAACCAGCGCAACATCTTCTGTTGCAGGAAATGGTGGCAACGGAGTCTCATCTTCTATCACAGGCACAGCAGTAACTCGGGCAGGGGGCGGAGGCGGAGGAACCTATAACGTGCCACCTGGTACTGGCGGAACAGGAGGGGGCGGAAATGGTGGCCGTAATCTAACCGTCCCGAGCGAAGGAACTGCTGGGACTGTAAATACTGGTGGAGGTGCTGGTGGAGCCAGCCTTAGCACTGGGTATAACGGCGGGTCTGGGATTGTAATTATCAAGTATCCAGATGCCTATACCATTTCAGTCGGAGGCGGCCTTACAAGTTCCACATCATCTAGCGGAGGATACAAAGTAACAACCTTTACCGCAGGCACGGACACAATTAGCTTCAGCTAGAATTGACACGGAGGAATAATGAGCGGCTTTAGAACATGGACACCTGGCGAAGTCATTACGGCCTCGAACGTTCAGGATTACCTGCAAGACCAGACCGTTATGGTGTTTGCTTCGGAAGCCGTGCGATCCACAGCAATTGTCGTGCCAACCGAAGGAATGCTTTCGTGGCTTGAGGACGACGACAAGTATCAGTATTACACCGGAGCTGCTTGGGCCGACCTAATCGTCCCAATTGAGGGTGGCACTATTGGGCAGGCTTACATCTCTGGCGGAACAGCTCCAGCAGCCTTTGGTGACGTGAAGGCTGCCTTTATTGAAACAACCGTTACAGACAAGAGCACTAGCTATACGGTTCAGGCGAGCGACCTCAATACTGTAATCAACATGACCTCGACCGGAACGGTTACGGTTCCCGATGTCCTTGAGAACATTGGCGATCGCGTAGACATCCTTCGCAATACTTCTGGCACTGTTTACATTGTTGCCGGAACAGGCGTGACAGACTGGGCAGGCGGTGGAACTGCAGGAACAGCAATCACCTTCTACATTCACACGCCTTACGCTCCAGCTTCGGTGCTGAAAACAGACGCAAATGAGTATCGAGTAATTGGGCAAGTATCGGCATGATTCCCATTTACATAATGGCCGATTCGCAACCGTTTCGGCTTGAGTATTTAGTCATTGCAGGAGGCGGAGGCGGGGCAAGCTCTCCAGGGGGCGGAGGTGGCGCGGGGGGCTATCTTTGCGGAGTACCAGGAGAGCAAACTGGCGGGCCTGCTACGGCCTTAGACCGACTGCTTTATTTTGGTGGCGAGTCTATAACAGTCCAAGTTGGTGCTGGAGGCTCGTCTAATACAGATGGCACAAGCTCAATCTTTGGCGACTTAACTGCTATTGGCGGAGGTAAGGGAGGCGGCGGAACCTCTTCAGTCAAAGTAGCTGGGGATGGCGGTTCGGGTGGAGGCGCACAAGCAATCTCAGGAGTTTCTCCAGGATTAGGAACAACTAATCAAGGTAATGATGGAGGCGTTGGTTTGCAAGGTGGGAACTTTCCTAATACCTATCAAACCGGTGGTGGAGGAGGAGCAGGCGAAGCAGGCAGCGCCGATGGAGCCAGTAGAGGCGCTGATGGACTTGCTTCTTCAATTACTGGTTCTTCAATCACTAGGGGAGGCGGCGGAGGCGGCGCGAACGCAAATGGCGGAACTGATTCTGGAGATGGCGGGGGCGGTCAAGGAGCTTATGGGACTATTGGAAGTGCGCCAATCGTAGCGGCCACAGCAGGAGGGGTGAACACCGGTGGCGGCGGAGGAGGCGGATACGATAACAACGCAGATTCCGCGCCTAAATCTGGAGGCTCAGGTTTGATTGTAATTAGGTATACATCCTTAGCACGAGTTATCGACTACATAGACCCAGGTCTTACTTACAGTTATTCAGACGACGGCACTTGGAAGCGTTACACGTTTACAAGCGGTTCGGGTAGCATTAGGTTCTAGGAGAAAACATGGCACACTACGCATTCTTAGACGAGAACAACATTGTCACCGAGGTAATCACCGGTCGCAATGAGGACGAGGTAGTAGACGGCATCTCAGACTGGGAGGCTTACTACGGCAACCTGCGCGGTCAAGTTTGCAAGCGCACGTCCTACAACGCAAACATCCGCAAGAATTATGCGGGCATTGGCTACCGGTACGACGAGGTACTTGATGCCTTTATCCCTCCGCAGCCTTATCCTTCATGGCTACTTGACGAGGAAACTTGCCAGTGGCAAGCTCCGGTTCCTTACCCAGAAGATGACACGGTTATCTACGCATGGAATGAGGAACTAGGCGACTGGGAAGCAATCGTTTTCGAGAGTGAAACGCCTGCGGTAGAATAGTCCTAACAACCTACACACTTTGAGTATTTGGAGCGTGTAGTGAACAACGACGAAATCCCGACATGGGCTATTGAACTAATTAGGCAAGTCGAGCGACTAAATGAGAAAATCCCTACTCACGTCGATTGGGTGGAGCGCAACATAAAGGATCACGAGATGCGTATCCGTGCCCTAGAGCGCAAGGTATGGATAGTCGCAGGTGCAGCCGGTGTTATCGCTTCGGTCGTTACATTCTTTGCGCAGGTTCTAAATGGCTAAGCGTGTCTCTGACTGGCGCTTGCCTTATCCCGACAAATACATCACGGGACACTACGGCACGATGAGCGACTTCCGTCGTAAGAACGGAATGCAACCTCACTCGGGAACCGATTGGGCACGTCCTCGCGGAACTCGCATCCCTGCAATCGCTAAGGGAACAATCAGACTTATTCAGTATTCAAAAGTGCTCGGCTGGGTAGTAGTCCAAACCGCTATGGATAAAGACGGCGTTGTTTGGTACATCGGCTACTGCCACATGGACAAGCGTCCAGGTTACGAGGTCGGGCAGAAGCTAGTCAAAGGTCAGACCGTTGGCTTGGTTGGTAACTCAGGTATGAGTTCCGGCCCTCACCTGCACGCAACCGCAAGCCGTAAACTGAAGGGAGTCTTTGGTGTCACGTCCGACAAAGTCGATCTCTACAAACTCATTCTCGAAAACACCAAAGGGACTCAGACAAAACAA